TATTGTATGTCGTTTAAACTTAGCTGACCTAACAGCTGGATAATTTTTACTACCGCCACATCGTTATCCAAAGGTTGTGGTTTTACTAAATTCTCAATCATTTCTCTTGTGCCTTTCTTAGTATTGCTCTAGCAAATTCTCGTCTACCAGCATAGGTGTCAATAAGATTTGAAACTTCATCACCTATTAAATCTATTTCTTCATCTGTTAGTATTTTTAACTGTGGTGAACAAGTGTGAATAGAATCGCCTGTAACCCTTCTGCCACAATCCAAGCAAACAGTCCACACTACTGGTTCATTGTTCATCTATCCCCCAATATATCTTCGGCTGATATACCACGCTCTTCAAGAATCTTTCTCATTTTTTCTAATGCTTGCCTTTCAATATTTCCCACGGTATTCTTCCCAAGAAACATGATTTCAGCAACTTTTGCCTGACTCATTTCATACTGATCTTGTAATTGTTTCATTTTTTTGTTCCTTTTCATCATTTTCAAAAAACATTTTTTCAAGTTTCTTAATATCATCCATAACTTGCTTGTTAGTTTTGCCTGATTTGCGAGCAAGCCATCTAACGTTTTTGTTTAGCTTTTGTTTAATATTCATTATCTTTCCTTATAAATTTGGTGGCGGGAACTTGGCTGATACCATTTCCAAGAGTTCCTCTTCTGTCGTTTTAAAGGTGCGCTCAAATTGCTTTCTACCCATTCCGTGAATACTGGAATTTCCTCGATGATGTTCGGGGCAGAGCGGGATAACAGGAGACTTGCTTCGTATGCCACCTCTTCTAATGTGATGGATTTCCGCTGGAGTCCCTTCGTAGCCAAGCTTGTAACATAACGCACAACCGAATTCTGCGAGTTTTCTAAAATGTTCTTTTTCATCTTTGTTTGCCATGTTTAAACATTACTTAATGCGTTTAGAAATTTCACGCTGAACATACCAAACCGCCTTGCGTAAATCTTCAATTGCATCATTCTTTTCATCTGCCCGCCATATATATTTAATGGCATTGCCAAGGTTAAAACCCATGTGTTCAGTAATCTGAATACACTCTACCCCTGATGGGTGGGTGGTGTAGTGTTTGGGGTGATTGACGGGATCGTGCTGGTGCGTAACAGTATCGTCACCGTGATACATCCAACCGCCAAAAGGTATAGGTTCTTTTTCCATTTAATCCTCGTTATAGATAACAAATAAAACATAAAGAAAGAAACACGTTACAAACAACCCTATAAGGGCAAAGAGAGTTATCAGTACCGTAATCATTTGCTTACCGCCACAATAACAAGCAACGCAAAAACAAGTGCTATTTTGTATGCAAAACCAATCCAATACTGCCGTTTAAGCATAGCGGGATCACCAATAAGATAAGATTGCAGTCTTAACATATCGCCATCCTCCTCCACGTACTTGGGTTTTTGGTAGTACTTCCCTATTTGAATCCCTGTGGAAGTCATGTAAGGGGTGGCACTAGGACTAGACTTTAGCAAGTCTTTTTTAGAAACCTTTCTTGAAACGTTACGGAACATATCCCGTAAAGTCTCTGCGTTTAAACGATCTTCGGTTGTAAATGTTGTCATTACTCCTCCAGTTGTTTGCCGTGTTGAAATAAAAAATGTTTTGGTACTAGGAATGCTTTCTTGCGAGATCTATCACCAGTTCCCACAAACTCTACAAAGGTTAACTTTTCTTGAAAGATGCAATTCACAATACTCATAGGCTTGATTAGCATGAATACGTGGTCATCATAGAATAGCCAATAATCAGCGGTTGTTGTAATAAGGGCTGATGCTTTGTTATTCATCTCAATCTCAACAACAATGTTGCCTGTTTCGTTGCTCATTGGGTCGTACTTAACTTCCACCGATTTATGCAACTCAGGTATCCATATGTCATATCCCTTAAAAGCCTCAATCAAACTAGCGGAGGGATATTTTTTACGTATCACCTCCAAAGCTTTTCTTTCTATGGCTTTACCACGCTCTAGATCTTCATGAAATGTATTCATTTCAATCCTCTAAATATCTTCTGCGCCAAAGAAATTCATTTCTTTCTTGTGCTCCCGCATTAATTAAATGTTGCTCTTCATACTCTTTACTGGTCAAGCCCACATAAATACCTTTTTTGGTATAGCTTGGTATGTATAGCAACTCACGCAAGACATAACACTTGTGATGTTTTTTTTCATACTTATCTTCATATAAATTCATAATAAATAGTACCCCGCCATAAATGTGTTAACAAGAACCTTAAAGGTAAGCCCCATTAAGAATAGCCCAATAAAAAACGCAAGAACAATTCCAAACCACAAAATGATCGTGCAACCCAAATCCCAAATAGACTGCAAAAATATATTCATATCAGCTCCAATGATGGTTGTTTAAGTCTTTCTTTTTGTAACGCTTCATACTCAGGGTTCAGCTCGCTGCCAAGGTATAGCCTGTTTAAACGTTGTGCTACGGCAGCCGTAGTTCCTGAACCCATAAAAGGATCTAGCACAAGGTCTCCTACTTTGGTACTTGCAAGAATGCAAGGCTCAATTAATTCGGGCGGGTACACGGCAAAGTGTGCGCCCTTGAATGGCTTGGTAGTAACAGTCCATACAGACCGCTTATTAGCCATCTCGTAGCTCTTCTCTAGCCCCGAATGGGGACTAAGCCCTGATCCTTCGTTGTGATACTTGCCATCGCTTCTATCCCTAGTTCCCCAATCTTCTTTAACAGGCTCTTTAATAGCCTCGTTATCAAAGTAATACTTGGGTTGCTTGGTAAGTAGGAAGATGTATTCATGGCTCTTGGTGCAACGATCCCGCACAGACTCAGGCATAGGGTTAGGTTTGCTCCAAATAATGTCCTGACGTAGATACCAACCGTCAGCTTGCAAGGCAAAGGCAACCCGCCAAGGAATGCCTATCAAGTCTTTTTCCTTGAGTCCCGCCTGTTTATTCCCACGTCTTGCACATACTTGCGGTAAGTCTTGAAGATTATTAGAAACAGTTTGCTTAACCAATGCCTGACCCTTGCCACCCCTATAGTTATAGTAGCTATCCCCAAGGTTTAACCAAACCGTTCCGCTGTCCGCCAGAATGTCTTTGACCCGTTTAAACACATCGACTATAGCCGCAACGTATTCATCAACCGTTTGCTCAAGACCAATCTGACCATCAACTCCATAGTCTCGTAGTCCAAAGTAAGGTGGCGAGGTGACACAAGTCTGCACCGTAATGCCTTGCTTGTGCCAATCCTCCATGATGGTACGGCAGTCTCCGAACTCTATGCGGTTCATCTTCCGTAGCCTACTCTGTTGCCGTTGTTGTCATAGATGTTGCGAGTGCCCTGACTATTCTGTACTTCATAGCCAATGCGGTTGCCTTGGTTGTTATAGATGCCGTTCTTGGAATCAAGGTTGTAAGGACTGTTCTCCCAGTTATATTGACTGTTCTTATAATTGTATTGACTGTTGTCGTAGTTATAAGGACTGTTTTTATAATTGAGCGGGTTGTTCTCCCAACTGGTCTGAGCGCAAGCGGGCTGAGAATAAAAGAATGATAATGCTAAAAACGCAGTTCCAATACTGCCCGCCATGATTCCTAGCCAGTAACCTTTTTCCCAATCTTTCATTTGGCTCCCCTTTTCTTTTTAATTGCCACAATTCCTTGAGGCTCTTCCTTGACCCTACGTGCCTCTAGCATTGCATCTGCAAGCTCATACGATCTTCTTGCAATACAGTCTTCGGGCATCAGTTCGGGGTGTAAACCGCCTCTAGCAATAATCCCACTCATAGCAAACATAGCAAAGCAATCCCGCAAGTCTTGATCATTCATCTTTGTGTTCCCTTAAGAACTTCTCGATGTCATCGCTAACAACTTTGGCGAACGTCTTGCCCGATGGAAACATCATGGTTGCACCCTCGCAAGCATTTGTAATACGGATAGCCTCGTTTAAACCTTGATTAAACCCTTTGTTAAACGGGTCGTCTCCTCCAGCCATCCGCATTTTGAATGCCTCCCTTGCCAACTGACCTACGCTAATACCGCACTTCTCCGCAAACTTAGTGATGCGTTCTTTCTCAGCAAGATCAACGTAAACCATGATTTCAGTTCGTTCTTTAAAAAGGTTCTTCTTCGATCCATTGCTCATAATCATTTACCATTTCGTCAAATTTTTGTTGGGCATCTTGATTGCCGTTAAGCTCAGTGCGTGAATTGATACCGCAGATTCTATGAATAGCATCTACCGCA